ATTTGCGGAGGCCTACAAAAAGAGATGCAGCAAAGGAAGAGTCTCTATAAGAAGGCAGCAGATGAGAGTAGCCATGGATGGAAACCCGGCAATGCTCATATGGCTTGGTAAGCAGCATCTTGGTCAGAAAGAACCTGAACGCGATCTCAATGTCAGGAATGTTGACATAGATGACGAAACGCTCCAGAGGATGAAGGCGGACTTTGCTTATGATATCGAGGGAGAGAGCGACACAGCTGATACGGTATGAGCCTTATAAGATAGGCCACTATATGGGATTTCAGGATTTGACTGAGCTGCATAATGAATGGCTCAAGTCGTTCCTATTCAATCCCAATGATCAGACCTTACAGGCGCACAGAGGCTCATATAAGACCACATGCGTAAGCTTAGGGCTGGCATGCTCCATAGTCATAAGGCCTTGGGAGCTCATAGACTTTTTCAGGAAGACGGACACGGACACAGTCGAGGTAGTAAAGCAGACCAAGAACATCCTGCAATCAGGAGCCATGTTCGATATAGCAAGGGCCATCACCGGAGTAGACTTGCTTATCACTAAGGACAGCAAGAATGAAATAGATACTACGCTCCATCAGGGTATTGGAGGCACGCCGCAGTTAAGGGGCATGGGATTAGGCTCCTCGATTACCGGTAAGCACGGGGATCTGATCGTCACAGACGACATAGTCAACATCAACGACAGAGTAAGCGCAGCTGAGAGGGAAAGAACGAAGCTCGCTTACATGGAGCTTCAGAATATCAAGAACAGGGGCGGACGTTTCATCAACACGGGCACGCCCTGGCATAAGGACGATGCTTTCACCCTCATGCCGAACATTAAGAAGTATGACTGCTATCAAACAGGGCTTATGTCCGAGGCGGAGATAGAATACCTCAAGACCACAATGAGCCACAGCTTGTTCGCAGCCAACTACGAACTCAAGCACATAGCAGACGAAGACGCGATGTTCACAGAGCCTAAGTACACGAGTGACGAGGAGCTACTGTATGACGGCATCGCTCACATAGACGCTGCATACGGAGGAGAAGATTCCACCGCCTTCACCATAGTTAAGCTGAGAGGCGGTATTCTCTACGTATACGGCAAGAAATACGACAAGCACGTAGACAACTGCATTGACGAAATCCTTGCATTGAAGGAAAGATTCAGGGCAGGCAGGACCTATGTGGAGAAGAACGCAGATAAAGGCTATCTGCAAAAGGAACTGAAACGGAGAGGCGACTTAGCCACAGCCTACGACGAGGGTATGAACAAGTACATCAAGATATCTTCGTACCTCAAGGGCATATGGCATAAGGTCGTCTTTTTGGATACCACAGACCCTGAATACGTCAATCAGATACTGGAATATAACGAACACGCAGCACATGACGATTGTCCAGACAGCCTGGCATGCATGGCAAGGCTCCTCTGGGACAAGATGAACAAGGACGATTACAAGCCGCTGTACTTAGACAGATAGGAGATACGATGATAACTTATCAGGATTTACTTGCAGTTACGGAAGACGATCTCATTGAATTTGTCAGAGCCACTATCACCAAGTATAAGAGCTCAGATGAATATAAGAACGCCGTAATTGCTTCAGATTATGACAGGCAGAAGAATACTACTATCAGCGAGTACAGAAAGCTGCTCTATACAATGGCCGGCAATACTGTACCTGATAACTGGTCAGCCAACTTCAAGATACCGAGTGGATTCTATGGATTCTTCGTCATACAGCAGAACCAGTTCCTTCTCGGTAACGGTATCACATGGAAAGACCAGGATGCAGCAGATAAGGCATTTGGCAAAAAGCATGATGTGCAGATACAGAAGGCCGGTCACAAGGCCGTATCCCTCAAGGTAGCCTTCGTATTCTACAACAAGGACCATCTGGAGGTGTTCGACCCTCTGGACTTCATACCTCTGTATGACGAGGAGACTGGGCATCTTATGGCAGGCATCAGATTCTGGCAGATAGACCCGAAAAAGCCACTAAGGGCTGTTCTGTATGAGCTTGATGGGTACACGGAGTTCATATGGAGAGAGACAGAGGGAGAAATTTACAGGGAGAAGGATCATTACATTACGAACTACATTCATTCTGAAGTCGATGGCACTGAGATAGTCGATAAGCAGAACTACCCTTCGTTCCCGATAGTGCCACTGTGGGGCAATCCGAACCATCAGTGTGAGCTGGACGGCAAAAGAGAGAGCATAGATGCTTATGATCTCATTAAGAGCGGCTTCGCAAATGACCTCGATGATGCAAGCCAGATTTACTGGACCATTCAGAATGCCGGAGGAATGGATGATATAGACCTCGTCAAGTTCCTTGAGAGGATGCATACAGTCAAGGCGGCGGTCGTGGAGGATGGCGGAGCCAAGGCTGAAAGCCACACCATAGACGTTCCATACGCTGCTAGAGAGGCAGCGCTCGACAGGATTGAGAAGGACCTGTATAGGGACTTCATGGCGTTCAATCCGCAGGACATAGCAGGAGGGGCTGTCACGGCCACTCAGATCAAGGCCGCATATGAACCACTGAACACGAAATGCGATCAGTATGAATATTGCGTACACGAATGCCTCGATGCTCTGTGTGCACTCGCAGGCATGGAGGACAACGAAGCTACCTTCACAAGGTCCATGATAGTCAATACTCAGGAGGAGATATCTATTCTGGTATCTGCTGCACAGTACCTTGAGGAAGACTACCTGATAAGAAAGATACTCACGCTCCTCGGAGACGGAGATATGGCTGACGAACTCATTGAGAAGATCAAGAATGAAAAGGCTATGGCTCTCGAAGTACAGAAGGAGATATTCGGAGATCAGGATGAAGAGGAGCCTGAGGAAGAGGAGATAGAGGAGTAGTATGAACCCTACCGACAAGCTTGTAGCTGAACTTGAAGTAAAGCTGGCAAAGGAATACAGAAAAGCCCGACGCGAGCTAGGCAAGGAGCTCAAGACTATGCTCGAAGACTTCAGAGTTAAGGACGCATGGTACAGAGATCAGCTAAGGCAAGGCAAGGTGAATCAGGATACCTACAAGGCATGGCGAGAGGAACAGCTTGAGAGGTCTCACTGGGTGCGATCCATGAGAGACAGGATGGCTCAGGACCTCTACGATGTCAACCGCATAGCCAATGACATGGCCAACGAATACAACAGGTACGTGTTCTGCGAGTCGGTCAACTACGAAACCTATCACATAGAGCATGATGCAATGGTGGACACATCGTTCACGCTGTACAGCAAGAACACCATAGGAGCACTGCTGAAAAAGAACCCAAGCATCATGCCTAGACGCATCAACAAGAAGACTGACACTCGGTGGAACAAGCAGCGAATCACGTCGGCTCTCGTACAGGCGGTGCTTCAGGGCGACGATGTGAAGCGTATAGCTCAGAGGCTCAGGAATGTAGCTGATATGAACTACACTGATTCACTGAGAGCAGCAAGGACTATGATGACCTCTGCTACCAATGCAGGAGTTCAGGAGGCTCTTGATAGGGCTACCGACTTAGGCATAGACATGGAAAAAGTGTGGCTGTCTACTCTCGATCTGAGGACTAGACACTCGCATAGGCACATGGATATGGAGGCTGTACCACCGGCCGAAAGATTCTCGAATGGACTTTTGTTCCCTGGGGACTGGTCGGCACAGATACCTAACGTAGGATCGGAGATATACAACTGCCGCTGCATCATGATCACGAAGGTCAAAGGCATCCCGTTCGATATGTCAGGCAGGAACCAGAGACTCGGCGATATGACCTACGAAGAGTGGAAGGGACAGAAACAGGGCAGAGGATCAGGCTCTGGAACCGATGACCCTACGAAGACCATCACAAAGAAGATCGGCAATGTAGACTTCGGAGATGAGAAAGCCATTATGCGCTGGCTTGAGCAGGCTGAGAAGGATCAGGACGGCCTTGATTATGAAGAGACGGTCACTATTACGAGCGATGGAATAGTCTGGCATTGTAAGGGATCGAAGGGCTTCGTATCAACGGCAGACATCACAAGCGATCTGCGAGGCTCGTACTCATATCACAACCATCCGGAAGAAGAGACGGGATACTCGTTCGGCCCCGATGATATAGAGCAGTTCCTCACGAACGGAGAGACTTTTGCAATGGCATCCGACTCATTGTTCAGATATACTATGAGAAGGACAGGCGACACGCCATATGGCAAAAAGTATGGCGATGAGGCAGCAAGTCATCACAAGGAACTTTACAAGGAAGTAGCCACATGGTTGTACTACAACGAGAGAGACCCGGAGATAGATACATACCATGTCATTATGAGGACGCTCAGTAAGAAATATGGATTTGAATATACCAGAGAACGTAAATAGAGACCCTGAGTTTGAGAGAAAGCTCGATAACTTGGTTGCGAGAAGGGACGCCGAGATAGACGAGATCAGAGAGAGGTACAAGGCGCACCCTCAGGTAGACAAGATCATCTACTCCAAGATAATGGCTATTGACCACAAGTTCAATAGAGAGGCCAGATTGCTTATGGAGGAACATAGACGCTCAAACAAGCAATAAAGCCGTAAATACAAAGCTCATATTTGCTTTCTCAAGCATTTTCAAGCAGTAAGCAATATATTTATCCACCGCCTACGGGCGGTTTTTTAATGCCCTATGAAAGTAACAAGCCACGTAGATGAATATCTTGGAATGCTCGATAACAAGCTCGGAGCAGGATTTGAAGCCGTAGGCCTACAGGCAGAGAGTCATGCAAAAGTCTACTGCCCGGTGGATACAGGCAGGCTCAGAGCCAGCATCACTCATGAATCAACAGCAGAAGGCTGCATTATTGGCACCAACGTCTACTACGGCAAGTATCAGGAGCTCGGCACATACAAGATGAAGCCGCAGGCATTCCTGAGACCAGCAATCGTTAATCATCTTGCGGAGTACAAGGCGATCCTTGAAAAGCTCCTCAATGGTTAAGCATACAGTACGAACAACAAGGAACAGTTGACGAAGGAAAGGAGTACACATGGCACTAACTAGAAAAGCATTAAAGGCTATGAACATCGAAGGAGATCAGGCTGACCAGATTATTCAGATGCATTCCGAAACGGTGGACGCTCTCAAGGAGGAAATTGAGAAGTACAAAGCCGATGCTGAAAAGCTCCCAGGCCTCCAGAAGAAGGTGGATGACCTTGAGGCGCAGGTCGCAAAGAATGGCGACGAAAACGAGTGGAAATCGAAGTACGAGAAAGAGCATCAGGACTTCGAGGACTACAAGAAGGCGGATCAGGCTAAGGAGATCAAGGCAAAGAAGACAGAGGCTTACAAGCAGCTGCTCATTGAAGCTGGCATCTCTCCGAAGCGTATTGATGCCGTCCTCAAAATCTCAGGCGACCAGATTGAAGCAATCGTCCTTGACGAGGAAGGCAAGGCAAAGGACGCCGATAAGCTCATGGAAGGGATCACGAAAGAATGGGAAGGCTTCATTACTACCGAAGGCAGCAAAGGAGCTGAGTCTCATAACCCTCCAGGCAACACTGGCGGTTCTGATTCATTTGCAGATATGACTCTCGCCGAGAAGATGGAGTACGCAAACGAACATCCGGGCGAACAGGCTATCAAAGACTGGCTTGCGAACCCAGTTCAGAAAAAAGAAGACAAGAAAGAATAGGAGTAAAACACCATGGCAGTATTCAATGCAAAGAACTGGAATGCCGAGGTATTCATGAAGTACCTCGAGACAGTACCACGCGTTAAGCAGAACGCATTCCTTAAGGCCGGCATCCTTCGTACAAGAGACGACCTCAAGCAGGCTCTTGTCGATCAGGTAGGTGGCAACTTCATCACAGTGCCAATGACCGGCAGAATCGGAGGTGAAGTCCTCAACTACGACGGCGACACTGATGTTACCGCAACTGGCATCGATACATTCCTGCAGTCCATGATCGTGGTCGGCAGAATGAAGGCATGGCAGGAAAAGGATTTCAGCTTCGAGCTGACAGGCAAGGATTTCATGGAAGACATCGCGAGCCAGGTAAGCGATTACTGGGACGATGTTGACCAGGCGACCATCCTGTCCACCCTCAAGGGCATTTTCGGTGTAACAGCCGACAACTTCAACACGAAGCACACTCTCGATATCACCGCCGAGACCGACAACGTAGTAGGAGCAACTACGCTCAACTCTGCTATTCAGAAGGCAGGCGGAGATAACAAGAACCTGTTTACCCTCGCTATCATGCACTCCACAGTAGCAACAGGACTGGAGAACCTTCAGGTACTGTCCTACTGGAAGGAGACTGATGCAAGCGGCGTACAGAGAGATCTCGCACTTGCAAGCTGGAACGGCAGAACCGTCCTCATCGACGACGAAGTTCCAACCGAGGAAGTAACCGGTAACGATGCTTACACCAAGTACACCACTTACGTACTCGGTCAGGGAGCATTCGATTACGTAGATGCTGGCGCTAAGGTCCCTGCGGAGCCTTACAGAGACCCGAAGACAGATGGCGGTGTTGATATGCTCATCACTCGTCAGAGAAAAATCTTCGCTCCAAGAGGCTTCAGCTTCGTACAGCCAAGCACACCAATTATCTCCCCAACGAACGCACAGCTCGAGACAGCTGCTCGCTGGACTGTTGTCAAGAACACCAACAACGAGTATTACCCATCAAAGGCTCTGCCGTTCGCAAGAATTATTTCGAGAGGCTAGTCATGACCATGCTCACGGAACTCTGCACAGAACTGAAAAACTGGGACTTCATCAAGGGCGCTGATAAGTACTTCAGGGATGAGATCGTTATCTTCAATGGAAGACTCCAGGGATTTGATGACGTACTCGTTCAGGGACAGTACTTCCGCATCGTTGGAAGTCTCTTTAATGACGGGGTGTACCAGTATCCGGCGAGCGGCCTCACGAAGGAGACATTCAATGGAGCGATCTGGGCTATGGCTATCCCACCGGAGGTCATAGCCCTTGC